TTGGCGTGTATACTTGTGATGTTATTGTGGATAAAGAGCAAGCTGATGCTATCAAAGCTACACTTAGACCTCTGTATGAACAGGAGTTGCAGGAAGCACAGCAAGAAAAGCCCGGTAAGAAGTTAACTCAGCGTGAATTTCCCATTGAAGAAGTTGATGGTGGGTTCCTTGTTAAAACGAAGCTGGAGGGCGGAGGTAGGCTTAAAAGTACAGGTGAAACATATCACCGATCCATGCCTCTATATGATTCCAAAGCTCAACCAATAAAAGATGATGTGCAAGTGTGGAGCGGTAGTGAAGTAGTAGTAGCGTTTCGTCCTAGCTTTTACAACAGTCCGGCTATTGGGTTTGGAGTGACCTTCAAGTTAGAAGCTGTACAAGTCTTGAAGCTTGGTGAAGGAGGTGTGTCAGCTAAGGCTGCTAGTTCCTTCGGATTCACTGAACAAGAAGAAGGATTTGTTAATGGCGGTGAGAACTTAGAGGGTGGATTCGATGCGGAAGAAACGGAAGAAGAGGTCATCGCCAACTTCTAAGTACCGCTCTGGATTCGAACAAACCTTAGCTAACCAGCTACAGCGTAGTGGTGTTGCTTTTGAGTACGAAACAATCAAGTTAGAGTATCAGAAGATAGCTACTTACACTCCCGACTTCATACTACCCAACGGCATCATCATTGAAGCCAAGGGTGTATGGACGGTGGAGGATCGGACGAAGCATTTACTAGTACGAGAACAACATCCACATCTAGACATCCGTCTCGTATTCATGAATGCTTACAACAAGATACGGAAAGGAAGCAACACTACCTACGCTCGTTGGTGCGAAAAGAAAAACATAATATATGCAAATAAAACTATACCAAAATCATGGCTTTCACCAACACACACCAACCCTGCCCTAAGTGCGGATCAAGTGATGCAAGAGCCACTAACGACGACGGAAGCTGGCATTGTTTCAGTTGCAACCGTCACGCTGGAGGAGGAGAACGAGTGACAGAACCAACACCGAGAGAGTTTGTAAGCGGTCAGCCTCAAGCAATAGCACGAAGAAACCTAACTGAAGATACCTGCCGGAAGTGGGGCTATTGGATGGGTGTGGTGGATGGTCAGCCCGTACAAATAGCTAACTATAAAACAAGAGACGGTAAGACATGTGCTCAGAAGCTTAGGTTTGCTGACAAAAGTTTCAGAGTTAGAGGTGAGCTGATTGGATTGTACGGTCAGCACCTTTGGCGAGACGGAGGCAGACGAGTGGTTGTATGTGAGGGAGAGGTGGATGCGTTAAGTATCAGCCAAGCTTTCGATAACAAGTGGCCAGTCGTCAGTGTACCTAACGGAGCAGGAGCAGCTAAGAAGTTTATAGCACAAGCTATCGATTGGTTAGATCGTTATGAACAAGTTGTCTTCTGCTTTGACATGGATGATGTCGGACGAAAGGGAGCAGCAGAATGTGCAGCACTCTTAACACCCGGCAAAGCACACATCGCAGAGCTACCACTAAAGGATGCGAACGATATGCTTGTTGCTAACAGAAGTAAAGAGTTAGTGCAGTGCTTGTTCGACGCTCGTGAGTACAGACCGGACGGTATCGTAAACGGTAAGGAACTATGGGATGTTATCTCTCATAAGGAGGAACACAAAAGCAAACCGTATCCGTTTATCGGACTGAACAGTATCACTCACGGTATGAGGTTGGGTGAACTTGTTACTGTTACTGCTGGTAGTGGTATCGGGAAGTCTTTGTTCTGTCGTGAGATCGCACACCATCTGTTAGGACTGGGTGAGTCTGTTGGTTACATCGCTCTTGAAGAATCTGTCAGGCGTACAGCACTAGGTATCCTTGGTATCCACATGAACAAACCACTACATCTAGATGATGATATGTTAGATGAGAATGAACTGAGACCTGCGTTCGATAAGACAGTAGGTAACGGTAAGTTCTACACCTACGATCACTTCGGGTCAATGGAGTCCGACAATCTGTTATCTAAGATTAGGTATCTGATTAAAGGATTCGATTGTAAATGGATATTCCTGGACCACCTATCGATTGTTGTTAGTGGTATCCAAGGAGACGATGAACGCAGACTGATAGATAATACAATGACCAAGCTACGATCTCTTGTTGAGGAGACAGGGTGTGGTATGGTATTGGTCAGTCACTTGAAGCGTGTGGATACTGGACATGAAGAGGGTGGACGAGTAAGTCTGCATCACCTGAGAGGCAGTCAAGCAATAGCACAGCTATCGGACATGGTCATCGGATTGGAACGCAACCAACAAAGCGACAGACTATCCAACGAAACAAAAGTAAGAGTACTGAAGAATCGATTCAGTGGTGAGACCGGACACTGTAGTACATTGTATTACAACATAGACACCGGACGATGCACCGAGGAAGAGAGGGCTAGTACCTTTGAAGAAACAAATAATAATAATGAACCATTCTAATTATGCCATCTATCCTTCCAAATAAAAAATCATGTCGAACATGGAGACCAGCCCTCGATCAAGATGATTTATGGTTCTTGTTTGAAGCAGGTAAATTCTATAGAGATTTAGCCGAAGCTGCCGCCAAAGTACCGAACGAAGTTCTAGAAAAATACGGAGCACATCAGTTAACCTCAGACCCTCAAGTTATTTATGAGTTCGGTATGGAGCTGGAAGATGTAGCTCGTAGATTTATAGCTAAAGAATACAACAAGAAAAAGAAAGAAAGAGAAGAAGCTAGAAAGAAAGCGAGAAGAAGAAGCGTGGCTATCAAGTGATGATGAAGAAGAACAAGAAGAAACTAACAACCAACCATTCTAATAAATGAAACAACTAACAGATAATCAGATAGAGTTCCTTGCGAGTGCTATGGTTAACGGTGCACAGGCAGAACTAGTAAACTACTTGAGGTTCCAAGACGGAGCATTCCAACATAACAGTAAATACTTCAGGGATACATACAAAGAATTAGATTTATTTGGACACGAAGAGTTTAATGCAGTGCTCCGTAAAGTCTTAAAGAAATATCTACAGGATAACGAAGAGCTTTATGTTATGTACGGAAAGATGAGTAAAGTATTGGAGGAGGAAGCATGAGAACACTATTCTTTGATATAGAAACAAATCCTCTTGAAGACTTCACTAATCTGACGGACTTACACACTGTACACTGCTTAAGCTTATACGATGCTATGATACCTAAGCTGGGTACTTTCGCAGGAGAGAGTATGCACCGTGGTATTACAGCACTAAAAGGAGCAGACCGCATCGTCGGACACAATGTTATCAAGTTCGATATACCTGCACTGAAGAAAGTAGTTGATCCTAGTTTTTCTCCGCCTCTAGTAAAAGTTATTGATACAATGGTAATGAGTCGTTGTATCTTTCCTAACTTAAGAGAACTAGATATACAGAAGCGTACTGAATTAAGTAGACCTCACGCACAGAAGGCTATGGAAATGGCTAAAGAGCAAGGACTAAATAAGGATCAAACAAAAAAGTTCGTAGAGGATTATGTGTTTGAGAAAGTAGTTAGACAGTTCAACGAAGACTTTGGTCCAGGTTCTCACTCTCTAAGGTCTTGGGGATTACGCTTAAACAATCTAACAAAGCTAACATATGGCGAGCAAGACGGTGCGTTTGATAGTTACAATGATGAGATGCGTAAGTACTGTGAGCGTGACTGTGTAGTTACACAGCTTTTATATGATCACTTACTAAAGCAAGAGCCTAGCATTAAGATGTTAGAGTATGAACATTTGTTTGCCTTTATCATCAACCAACAGGAACGACACGGCTTTGCGTTTAATGTAAAGAAAGCTGAAGAGTTAGAACTTAAGTTAATGTCTGAGAGGGCTGAAGTAGCTGATGAGTTAGAGTCTGTTTGTGAACCTACTAAAGTTGAGATGAAGACAGCATCAGGTTGGAGACTTGAGTTAGATGGTGAGGTGTTTGAAGCTGAGACTAAAGGTGAACTGCGTAACAAACTCCGTGAAGCTGGTAAGGTATTGAAGCGTGTTGATGATGCTGTTAGGCTAGAGAATAAGGTTAAGTACATACCCTTTAACCCCGGCAGTAGGAAGCAGATAGTTAAACAGCTGAAGAAGTTGGGATACGAGTTGCCTAAAGAACCTGACGCTACCACTCCTAAAGTTGATGAAGCAGCACTGCGTAAGATTGACCATCCGATTGGAGAGAAGTTACTTAAGTATTTGTTAGTGCAGAAAAGATTGGGTGCACTGTCGGAAGGTAACAACGGATGGTTGAAGCTACAGAAGAATGGCAGGATACACGGTAGCGTTAATACTAACGGAGCTGTGACAGGTAGGTGTACACATAGTAATCCTAATGTTGCTCAAGTGCCTAGTTGTTCTGCTCCATACGGTGAAGAGTGTCGAGGATTGTTCGGTGCGGGTGAAGGATATAAACTGGTTGGATGTGATGCTAGTGGATTAGAGTTAAGAATGTTAGCTCACTATCTAGCTAATTATGATGGAGGTGAGTATGCTCGGTATCTGTTGGAGGATGACATACATACTGTTAATCAGAAAGCAGCAGGTTTGGAAACAAGAGATCAAGCTAAGACATTCATCTACGCCCTACTCTATGGTGCTGGCCCCGAACTTATGGGTAATATAGTAGGAGGCGGAATAAAGGAAGGTATACATATGCAGCGTAAGTTCATGAATAACATGCCAGCACTGCGTAAGTTAAAAGAAGCTATCGATTATAAGGTTAACAATGGAGGTATACTAAAAGGACTAGATGGTAGGTTACTACCGATCAGAAGTAGTCACGCAGCACTGAACATGTTACTTCAATCAGCCGGAGCAGTGTGTATGAAGGTAGCTTTGATACAGCTATTCCATGCACTCGGTAAGAGCAGATGGCAGCACGGTAGAGAGTACGCATTTGTTGCTAACATCCACGACGAGTTCCAAGCAGAAGTAATACCACAACACGCAGAAGACTTCGGTAAGTTAGCAGTGAAAGCTATTCGTGTAGCTGGTAAAGAACTGAAGCTGAATGTACAGTTGGACGGTGAGTACAAAGTAGGAGACAGCTGGGCTGAGACACATTGATGATGGACGAAGTACAATACGATATGTACACTACACTTGCTACCCTCTATGACACACAAGACCTCACCATGCCATCATCAAACGCACAACGGATAGGAGCAATAGCAGAGACTCGTTTCATAGCTGAATGTTTAGAGCGGGACTTTGAACCACATACACCCACAACACCTATGCCTTGGGACTTCATTGTTACTTGCCCTGCGGGAGACTTAAAGGTACAGATAAAAAGCACAAGCGTCAGGGACAAGTCAGCTTACACAGTTAATTCGTCATGTGGTGCATCGGTAAAGGGACACATGTCTGATGACATCGATGTTGTAGGTATTTATATATCTCCTTTGAAGGAGTGGTGGATGATACCTAGATACTTGATAAAGAGTAAGACGATCAAGCTGTACCCTGACAACCCAAGCAAATCAAAATACAAACAATACCAAAACAACTGGAGTGCTTATTATGAGTAAAACAACATTACTGATTGACGCAGATGTACTCGCTTTCGAGGCAGCTGTGGTCGCAGAAGAACCGATAGAATGGAAGGAAGAACTGTGGACGGTACACGCAGACATGGCATTAGCTAAAGCTCGTGTGATAAATAAAATACAGGAGTTCAGAGAAAACTTAAAGTGTGAGAATGTCGTGCTGTGTCTGAGTGACCGTGCGAACTTCCGACGCAAACTGTACCCTGAGTACAAAGCAAACCGTGCTAAGTCTCGACTACCTATCATCTTACGACAAGTAAAGCAGTGGATCATTGATGAACTAGGTGGTGTGCTGTGGGCGAACCTAGAAGCTGATGATGTTATATCTATATTAGCTACTGACAAAGCAATGGATGAAGAGACTATCATTGTTAGCATCGACAAAGACTTCAAGAGTGTACCCGGTATCTTCTACGACTATAACAAAGGAGAGTATCACCAACCATCAGTAGAAGAAGCAGATAACTTCCACTTAATACAAACACTGACTGGAGATTCAACAGATGGATTCAGTGGTGTACCAAGAGTAGGACCAGTAGCTGCTAAGAAAGCATTGGATAAATACGGATACACTTGGGAAACTGTTGTAACATGTTACGAGAAAGCAGGACTGACTGAACAAGATGCTTTGATGAATGCATGGATGGCACGATTACTACGAGCAGAGAACTACTGCTTCAGGACTAACACAATAAAGAAACTATGGACACCGAAGAATTACCAAACCAAGGATATACTAGAAACTTCAGCACTGGGGCAAGGCGTGATGGGGACGATGGACGGGGACGACCCAGCCTTATACCTCCGGTCGCCTTACGCAGTCTCGCCAAACGATTTGAAGCTGGCGGAAAGCTTTACGGAGACGACAACTGGAAAAGAGGTTTCCCTTTAAGTAGATTATATGACTCGATGTTTAGACATTTGTTGGGGCTGGCTGAGGGGGACAACTCTGAAGACCATGCGGGTGCTATACTGTGGAATGCTTCAGCTTGGCTATGGACGGAGCAAAAGATCAAAGAGGGAAAGCTGCCACAAGAACTATCAGATATAAGTTATAGAGATGAGTGAGGATGAACCACTTAAAGCGGATGGGTTTGATGATGCAGTTATCGGTACTTGTTATAACACAGGAAGGATAGTGTATTCGATTGAGCGTATGTTAGTTATACTTATGGAACAATCTGAGATGAGTATGGAAGATGCTATGGAGTATTTTAGTTTTAATATAGGTGGTGCTTATGTAGGTGAGATGACTCCTATGTATGTATGGACCGAAGATAAAGTAGAGTTATGAACGAAGAGATAATATTACCAGCGTTGAGTAAGTCTTTGATAGAAAAGCTTGACAAACTGTTCCCGGATAAATGTCCCCTCTTGACAGACTCTGATAGAGATGTATGGTTTAAGGTAGGACAAAGAAGTGTAATTAATTATTTACAACAGACTTACGACGACCAACTCGAACAAAATATAGTAACTAAACAAGTACAGAAATAGCCATGTGTTTCGGATCATCACCTTCACCACCACCTCCTCCCCCACCGCCACCTCCTCCTCCAACAGCTACAGCTGAGAGAGTAGAGCCTACAAGAGCTAGAGCAGCTAGTACTACGATGGCTAAGAAAAGAGGAACTCGTCAGTTAACAGTGCGTCGTCCTACATTAGGTATGGGTGGTCAGACCGGAACAGGAGTACAGCTTTCACAGTAACATATTATGAGAAGTTTAGATAAGAAGACATTATTAGAAGATGCAACATCTAGTGGAGCAGGTACTGCTTTTCAAGTAGAGCGTGTAAAGAGTTGGACATTTATCGTAGCAACATCAGTAGCTGGTACTGCGACAGTAGATATTGAAGCTTGGATCGGTGGGGCTTGGCATGTCATTCACAGTCAGAGTGTTACAACAGATGGATCGTTTATGATTCGTGATGACCACGGACACTACGAGAAGATCAGAGCTAACATCAGTGCTTACACCAGCGGAACCCATAGCGTCTTTGCTACCGGAACTGTTGAGTCTCTGTAATGTCGATTACTTTCACATCAGGTTTCTCTAAACCATCAGCTATCTTGGATAAGCCTAGCAATTTAGAACGACCTGAGTTTGGAACACTGTATGGATTTGACGCACCACCGCCACCAGTTGTTGGAGTTGATGTAGCTATTACTACCGAAGCTAGTGAACCGTTGACAACCGAACTAAACGAAATATTATTATTTGAACCCGCTTAATACTCATGGCTAATAAAAAGATTACCGAACTTACGGAGCTTACAGCACCAGTCGGTGCGGACATTCTCGCAATCGTTGACGATGTAGCGGGAACCGCAACCACTAAGAAAGTATCCGTTACTAATTTAATGGGGCAAGCATCTGCCTCCAACCTATCGAGTTACGACTTTAACGGAAACGCTATCAGTAACTTCGACGCTTCGATTAACGATCAAACAGGAACCACCTATACATTAGTAGCGGGAGACAACGGTAAAGTAGTAGTACTGGATAACGCATCAGCTGTAACTGTCACGGTACCAAGCGGTTTGGGAGCAGGGTTTAATTGCAGCTTTGTACAAAAGGGAGCAGGTCAAGTAAGCTTCAGTGCTTCCAGTACTACCATTAACAATCGTCAGTCGCACACCAAGATCAACGCTCAGTACGGAGTAGCTAGTATAGTTGCTTACGCTTCTGATACTTTTGTTCTTGCTGGAGATACCGCTGCGTAACATGTTCGTACTTCCTACATTAAATCTAGGGACAGTAGGTACAACTTTCGGTGTAGTAAATCCCTACGAAACCAATAGTTATAGTGCGTTGTTTGACAGCACTAGTGATTCTATATCTGTAGGAACTGTATCTACTTTAGCGAGTGCCTCGACCTTTTCTATGTCCATTTGGTTCAGGCTTGGTGGTACTGCTACTCGACTATTATGGTCAAGCGGTTCCGCTTCCTCTCAAAATTTTGATATACTTTTTCTGAGCGGTAAAGTTAGGGTCAGGCACAACGGCACATCAGGAAGTACTAGGCTTTTAGATACGACTGGAATTACCTTTTCAACGGACACATGGTATCACTTAGTTTTCACTAAGAACGGAGCAACAGGCAAGATATACATCGACGGTAGTTTAAATAACACCAACACAGGTATGCTTACAGCCCTTCACGCTAATGCAGGTAATAATGCTCTTATTGGAAACTTAACTTGGACATCGTCTGTTTATGGCTTTGATGGTTATTTAGATGAAGTAGCTTTATTTGATTACGAGTTATCTTCTACTCAAGTATCCAGTATTTACAACGACAAGGAATACGATACGATCACATCTTTCTGGCGTTTAGAAAATGATGTGACTGATGAGTTCGGTAATAATGACGGTACTAATAACGGAGTAACTTTCAGTTCTTCAGTCAAACCATACTAATGAATACCAGGAAATATGTAATTGTAGATTCATCTGAAGTTGTTAACTTTGACTTTACCAAATTAGTGGACATCGATGAGTCTTACATCAGGACAAATCTAGCAGGTAATAAAGCAATAGTTAGATTTGAAGGCGATACACCAAGCTTTTTAATAGGTGAACCGCAGTACGATCACGAAGAGATAAAAAGTATTTTAAGTGGTAACGACTGGACTGACCCTGAAGCTATAATCTAATGCACGAAACAGCCCAAGGGTTATATCATTCGTTGGAGAACCAACGGTGGTCATTCTTAGACAGAGGTCGTACATCTTCTGAGCTTACACTTCCTTATGTTTTACCGCCTGACGGTCACAACTACGCTACTAAGTACTACACACCGTACCAAGGTATAGGAGCTAGAGGAGTATTAAATCTAAGTAGTAAGCTATTGCTTGCATTGCTTCCACCTAACGCTCCATTCTTTCGTCTTGTTATAGATCGTTATGAATTAGACAAAGCAAAGGAAGATTTAGGACCCGAAGGAGCAGAGCAGTTACGTACTGATTTAGAGAAAGCATTAGCTGATGTAGAGCGTAGTGTATCACAGGAAGTAGAAGTACAGAACTTCAGGAACGGTATATTCCAAGCACTAAAGAACTTACTTATAACAGGTAACAGTTTGTTGTACTTACCAGACGAAGGTGGTATGCGTGTGTTCAAGCTTGATCGTTATGTAGTCAAGAGAGACCCAATGGGTAATGTTACACACATAGCAGTGAAAGAAACTGTAGCTCCTATGATGCTTCCTGAATCTGTAAGAGAAGAAGTATATCGTCAGGAAAAGGAGAACAGTTGTGACCTCTACACCGCAATCATCAGAGAAGGAGATAAGTACAAAGTCTACCAGGATGTTAAAGGAATGCTCATCGAAGAAAGTATGGGTGAGTATCCGATTGATAAGTCCCCGTGGCTCCCGTTACGCTACACCCAGATTGATGGAGAGGACTACGGCAGAGGCTTTGTTGAAGAGTACCTCGGAGACTTAAAGAGTTTAGAAGCACTGACCAAAGCAATCGTAGAAGGTAGTGCAGCAGCAGCTAAAGTATTGTTCATGGTTAATCCTAATGGTACAACAAGAGCACGAACATTAGCTGAAGCTCCTAACGGTGCGATTGTACAAGGTAGTGAAGGAGATGTATCTGTATTACAGTTGAATAAGTTTAATGACTTTAGAACTGCACAAGCCACAATGAACGGTATAACAGATCGTCTAAGCCAAGCATTTCTTTTGACATCGGGAGTTGTTAGAGATGCAGAGAGAGTGACCGCTGAAGAGATACGGATGTTAAGTCAAGAACTTGAAGCTGCTCTAGGTGGTCTCTACTCTCTGTTATCTCAGGAGCTACAGCTTCCTATTGTCAGTCGATTGATGGACAAGATGTCTAGGAACAAGCGTCTGCCTAAGATACCTAAAGATATTGTTAAACCTACTATTGTTACTGGTGTTGAAGCACTTGGTCGTGGTAATGATCTTAACAGATTGGATATGTTCTTGGCAGGTGCTAATCAGATAGTAGGACCGCAAGCAGTTACTCAATACTTAAATGTATCTGACTACTTCAAGCGTCGTGCTACTGCTTTGGGTATTGAGACTGAAGGACTGATCAAGACAGAAGAAGAAATTCAACAAGCTATGCAACAGCAACAGATGATGGAGATGGCACAGAAACTCGGAGCACCCGCAGTCGCACCCGCTATCAACGCAGCACAGGAGCAGTACATGGCACAACAAGAACAACCGCAAGAGGAATAACAAACTATGGCTGAATTACACCGAGTAGAGATAAATGAGAAAGCACCAAGCGAAATCGAACCCGAAGAGAAAGCAACCACCGAAGAACCACAAGCCGAGACGGAACTACCGCAAGAACAAAGCGACCGCCCGGACTGGCTCCCCGAAAAGTTTAAAACACCGGAGGATATGTCGAAAGCGTACTCCGAGTTGGAAAAGAAAATGGGAGCAGGGGCTAAAGAAGATCAAGCAGAAGCTGAACAAGTTGAAGAGAAAGCTGAGGACCAAGAAGAACAGGCTGAAGAGAACACTAGTGAAGCATACCAAACGATTGCGGAAGCTAGTAAAGAGTTCTTTGAAAATGACGGTCAACTTAGTGAGGAAACTTATAACGCTTTAGAGAAAGCAGGATTACCTAGAGATTTAGTTGACAGCTACGCAGCTGGTCAGCAAGCATTGTTACAATCTGAAGAAGCTCAAATACAAAGCGTGGCGAACGGTCAATACGATGCGATGTCAGAGTGGGCGAATGAGAATTTACCACAAGAAGAGATCGATGCTTTTGATGAGGCGGTCACGGGTGGTACAGTTCAACAAGCTAAATTAGCAGTGCAAGGATTGTACGCCAGGTATCAGAATGCTACAGGTAGTACACCTAAGTTAACACAAGGAGCAGTATCTGGTACATCGACTATGCCTTTTAAAAGTATGCAGGAACTAGCACGAGCACAGTCCGATCCACGCTATCGTTCAGGCGATAAAGCATATCATCAAGAGATTGACAGAAGACTTTCTGTAAGCAATATATAGGTTGTTTATTCATTCATAAGGTATAGTGGCCCCTAGTGTTGGTTTATTGGTTTGCTGACACTAGGGGTTTTTCATTATGATTAAGAACATGGCAACAGAAATAGGTGAGAATGTACAGGTAAAAGCCAACCTAGCATTCATGGCGAAAGTCATAGCTATTGTTGGTACTTGTGTTTGGGGGTACTCTGTAGTGTGGAATAAACTAATGGTACTGGATAGTAGCTTAGACCGTGTGCAGCATGAGGGTACGTTATTAGGAGACTTGTCAGCACGGATGATGCACATCGAGAAGTTTGCAGAACAATCAAAAGCGGACCTTAACCATCTACTAGAAATGCAGGACGCACCAATAACATCTGACCATCAACAATTTGAGAGGCTTCGGTACTTAGAGAAAGAGTTGGATATATTACGAGCTAAAGTAGATCAAATGAGATTGGGGGCGTGGTGAAAAGATGGGCGAGTTACTTATGTTATTTATTACGGGCGGCGGTAGCACTGCTATGGGGGCGATTCTTAAAGGTGTATTTGGATATATCTTCGAAGCCCGTCAGAACAAACATGATCTTGAAATGGCGAGAGAAGCTCGTGCGTCTGATAATTTCCTTAGACTACAAGCTGAAATCGCTAAAGGAGGTACTGGTGAGTTTGTTTCTTTTACTCGTCGTATTCTTGCTGTTATCGGGG